TCACTGACCCTTTTTCAGACGTGTGATGAGGTGAACTCCGTCAATGAAGAGCTGTTCGAAGAGGTCTTTTGAGATATAGCCCCTGTCTCCGAAGAGCTTCCCGAAGATCCGTTTGTGGAAGTTCATGTGTTTCAAGGGGACTCTGTCGTCTACATTGCCCGGAGTCAGAAGAAAACCCGAGTAGTTCTCCCTTGTCATTAATGATCAAGTGGAGTTTGAATCCATAGAACCACCCAAGCGTGCTTTTCCCTTTCCGGGCAAATTCCTTGAAGGTTTTATGCTGCTTTTCTCTTTTGATATGGCAGCTTCGGATGGGAGTATATAATCCGCCAATCAAAAAGTACAAAAACGGGACGTGTTTTTCGCGCCCCGTTTTTTGTATCCCTTTCACACCTCGAAAGGGGGCATTTTCGCCCCTTTTGATCGTCTACTTTACTTCTTGGAAGGTCGTCGAGTAGATCAGATTGAACACGACGATCTTATTGCTGCGTGTCTGCATTGTGGCACGGCTGCGGCTGAGGGCGGAAACCGTATCGCCCAGCGTCTCACCTTGGAGGGCATCATGCAGCTTTTCCACCGTGTCGAGCATTTGCAGGGCCATGTCGCGCACCTTTTCAGGGGCGTGATTGTGCGTTTCGCCAGCCGGCGGAAAGGCCACGCGTAGGGTGATGTCGGCCATCACCAATTGCGTATTCACTTCCACGGCGAGGTCACGGCAATTCGTGTAGTCGATGCTCAGCAGACAGCAAGGCCATTCCACGGGCGGGCGTTCGCCGGATGCGCTCAGCTGCCCGCGGTCGAAGTCTATAAAACGAATCTCGGGCACACATTGCCCGATTCGGTCGCATAAAGCGATAAACAGTTCCTTATTCATTGCCTCTATTCTATTTGATTACAGTATGCCATCGATGGCCTCATCGAGACGCTTTTTGATGCGGTCGGCCATGTCTCGAGAATAGCCCATGAATTGCCGCTTGGGGATATTCATGTGACGCGTGTGCGCCTTTACCGTGCCCGGGGCGTCGCCGGCATCCGCCTTTTTCTTATTCGCTTTGCCCTTCGTGCTGCGCACGTAGGACTGTATAGCCACATCCCCCTCGAACCCCTCATTGTGCACTTGTGCGTAGGGCACTTGGGCATTACCGGCTGAGATGACGACCTTATCCGGCCCCACGTAGGCGGGACGGATACTATTCATCAGATTACCGCTTTGCACCAATAGGGAGCCGCTCTTTTTCGGTCTGCCTGGTATCCACGGAGATCCATCGAACCCTTTCACCGCAAAGCGCTCTTTGTAATACTCTACGGCTGTCTCTGACACAATGGCAGGCGCAGTGCTCAAAATCTTTTCCGGTAAAGCCTTCAAATAATTCTTGAACTCATCTATATCCATATTCTGTTCCCTGTTTCGTTGTATATTTGCATTGAAGTTTGCAGCCACGGTTAAGGCTGATGGCCAACACCTCGGGGATGTATGGGGACTCCAGCCGACTGTAACAGCTACAGCGTGAGATGCAAATCAATCCCCCAATAAGCCGGAGTCCATCCGGCTTATTTTGTTTTCAGGGCTTTCTTAATCAGCAACCCGCGACGCACATTCTTATCCCTTAGTACATACCACGATTTTAGCATCAGCTTCGCTCGTTCAACTTTTCCAATCACGGCGATCGCCTCATCTTTGTAGTATTTGATCATTATGTAATTGTTGACTGCCCTCACATGGGTGTTTCTATCTTTTCGATCTCGACCAAGCCACACTTCATCAGGCGCATCAGCTACTTCCCGGATGGCATTCAAAAACTCAGTACGGAAAGCCCGTTTCTTTACTATATCTGTAGAGTGCGCAGTAAACGCCTTCTTTGTCATCTGCCACACACGGCCGACATAGTCTTTCACCTTCAATAGTTCCATGCCGGCCTCAATGACTTTATTCGCATCAAACCATTCTTCCGGTGATCCCTTGTATTTGGGTACCTCTTTTTTTGCTTCCTCTTTTAGCACGTCGATCGATCCCTCAACGCCCCATTCGTCTGGGGTGATCTGCTCGATCGTCTTATCCGGCATATCCGTAAAGTTGCGGATATACATCTGATTCTCCGTGAACACCGCGGCTTCATTAGCCCGATTGATGCCGAATCCCTGTGTCTCGCACCGTTTCCATTCGGGCGATTCAAGGTATTCGTCGCATTGCGCACGCATGCCCTCTATATCTAATTCGACCGCCTCATGCCTCATTCTGGGGGTAATGTAGCAACGGCAGTTCCACCCGTTGGGTGGCATAATCTTTTGCCAGCGCGGATCATTGACCGGCAGGATTAGCCCCTCTAAGACTTGGTGCTCCTGCCTTACACGGTTATCTCCCACGGTACGGTATTCCCAAAAGGGGAACACGTTTGTTTGCGCCATAAGGCGCCGGTAGGTGCTTACCGATTCGGCCACGGATACGGCCGTATTGTACTCCGTGCGCAGCCATTGCTCATTGTAGACCTTTAGCAGCGCTCTGGCTTTCTTCCTGAAATCGCTGTAGCCCTTGCTCTCGCGGAACAGACGGTTTAACTCACTCACCTCGGCCAGTGTTTTGGCCGCTGAGAAATGAAACAGGTTTTGCTCCAAGGCGGTGATGTAAGCATCATCGTTGGCATTGTAGACAAAGCCACTATCAGCCAGCCGGACGTCCGCGCGGCGATAGCCCTTTCGCAGTCCGCGGATGAGCTCCGTGTGGGTGTAGGCAAACAGGTCGGCGCTGAAATAAGCGCGGCCCTTTGTCTCAATTGTCTGTCGGATCAGGGCATCCGCAAGTGTGGCTTCCGAGAGTGTGAGGATGTCGGATGTCGCCCGGCTGTATGACCGGGCGGGGACGAAAAAATCGAACAACCGGGTAAAGAAGTTGCCGCGGTCGCGATCCGCATGTTTCACTTTGCGACTTGTCGGCGCATCATCCTCCGCTGCCTTTTTGTCAGGCTCTGGCGCGTCTGCCTTGCCTTCATCGAGGCTGGCTTCCTCGTCCGTTTCTTCTTCCTCATTATCCCCCTCAGGCACGCTAAAGAGCGGCTGCGCCTGTCGGCGGGCGATAGGTTCCCCGGGCTCGGGTAGAGGGATGTTGTACTTTTCATGCAGGTAGCTCTGCGGGATGGGTAGGATGTCCGAGAGTTGGATGATCTCGGGCACCTCGAGCTCGCGTTTGGCATCCATGTAGCGGAACTTTCCGCCGGTGATCGGATAGCCGCGGCGGATGAGCATGGGCACGAAATAGCGATTGAGCATGCGCTCCACGAACCGCCTATCGGCACGGTGCTTCTTTTCTTGAACAGCCATGTGCACCTGTCCCTGCGCCAGCGAACTGCCGTCTACGGTGGTCATCGTCTGCCCCAAAATGGTGATCAGGATTTCCTCCGTGCAAGCCTGCCGGAACTCTTTATATAGAAGTCCGTTGCCAGACGCAGCGTTGGCTTCCTGCGTGGCCTCCGTCTCTTTGGGGATAACGAGATAAGGCGCCGATCCAGCCGTCTCAAAAGCACGGATCAATTCGCGGCGGCTGGCTTCATCCATCGCACTGTATTTGCCGATGCGAAGCGGCATCCCAAACAGCTCGACAAACTGCGCCCAGTCGCCAAATCCGCCGCGTTTGTAGATGACCAATGGCGAGACCTTCAGCAGTAGCCCGAGATCGTCGTCTTTGCCCCACTGAATGACCCGATCATCACCGGCGTAGGAAATGCCGCGGTCATCCGTCTGCTGCCTTACGATCTCTTTCAACTTCGGGCGGAGGTGCTTCCGATTGATAGACGTAAAGCGGAAGGTTCGATCCTCGTCAAAATCGAACTCATCGACGGAGATACCCCAGAATTTAGCCATCATAATCTCGCCGATCAGCTCCTCGAACTCGACCGTATCCATCAGATCATACATCACATCCACGTCTTTGTTGTCGATAGTGAACGACAGATCGGCGTCTTTGACGGCGTCGATACGTTTATCGATGGCGTCGGCAAGCACGCCATCCAGCAGGATGTCACTATACAGGTCGTAGAGCTTTGTACGGTTGCCGTTGTCGGCCATACGCAGTGCGGAACGCCACGCGGCCACATCGTGGACGGTGCGCACCACGGGCTGCACGATGATCTGCGTAGAGATAGGGCCAGCGGCGACCTGTTTATGCTTCGTTTTATTGCTCATTAAATGGCGTTTAATCGGGGTTTAATTGATGTTGAATTGTTGGGGGCTTCGCCCCGTTTAGTTGTTGAATTGTTTAGTTGTTCCGGAAGCTAAACAGGCCGCAAGGCTCTCAACAACTAAACAGGCCGAAGGCCTAAACAACTCAACAACTCAAAAGTGCTGGCCGCGTTTGGGATTGCTGCCAAAGTGGATCTTTCCGATCGGCGACTCATTGCCGGGCTCAGCGGTGCGCGGGGGTAGGTCTGGCGAGAGATCGCCCTTTTGCACAAGTCGCAGCCACGCGATAGCGCTATCGTAGCGCTTTTCGCGCAGTTCCATATCGATACAGGCATTCCCGAGGTTCACAAAGTGCCACACGGCAATGTCTTTGACAAATAGCAGCAGCAGCGCATTGCGCGCCTCACCCTCAGCTGAGAAAATGGCAGCCGTGTCGAAGTCATGCAAGTAGCTTTTAGCCTCAGCAATGGCAGCATCGATAGCGGCCACGGGTATGGCTTCCGTGTCGCGGCTAATGACGGCCACCGTCTCGTCATGCAGGTGGGTATAAAGTTCGTCGACGGTCAGAAACATGGGGGAAGAAATGAAAAACGAAAAGTGAAAAACTAAGCCTGCCCGGCGCTCAGCTGGGCGATGATTTCGCGCTCGCGGTCGGAGATCGCCCACGTCACGCTGGCAGCCTTTTCGGCTTTAAGGCGGTCGGCCTCACGAAGGGCTTCTTCCATGCGGCCGGCTTGTCGGTCAGACAGCAAAAAGCCACCGCCGTAGATACCTCTTTTCGATGCTTGCTGGCTGTCCAGACGGCGGACAAACGTGGCCTCATTGCGAGGGATTGAGAGCGCTACGCCGTGGCTGGCGCAGCGGGCCAGATCGGAGAATGTCAGCAAATGCGAGGGGTAGCTATAACGCGGCAAAGGATCTTTGCTACGCGCAGCAGCGGTGAGACGTTCGTAAAGATCGGGCACGGACATAGCCAGCACGTCGCCGAATAGGTTGCTGGCAAAAGAGGTGCGCACCGCGGCGCCGTTCTCATAAATCACATCCGCGCCGCAAACGAGGCGTGTGTAGGGCGCATCGAGACCCAAAATCGTCTTATGCTGAGCGAACAGGAAGAAGCGTACGCCACGCTCTAAGTACCACCGTACGATCTCGGCGAAAATCGAAAACGGCGGGTTGTCCACCACGACGCACCCGTCGGGATATTCCACTCCGCGGTAATCCGCATCCGGCCAAAAGGGGCGTACGATCTGGGCGCCGGCGAGGTCGACCTGTTCGCCGAGCCAGCCGCGCACGATGTCGTACACCTCGGGCGGCGTGTAGCAGTCGTCGGAGGTGCGTTTGCGCTCGAATTTGGCCACGAAGGCCTCGTAATCGTCTTGCCTCTTTTTCATGTCGTATCGTATTCCTTTTACAGCACCGCCGCGATGCGCTTCGGCTTCACCCAGTGGGGGAAGTCGCTCTCGCTGTAATACTTCACCTCGCGCCGCTCGAAGTCCACGGCTTCGATGGAGTACTCGCGGCCGTCCGTAAGGCGCACCACATGACGGCGCGTGAAGGCTATGCTGTCGAACTCTTCGGCGCTCATTGGGCTTGCTCTTCAAAGGTGATGCTATGCAGCCGACGTAGCCACCCGCGGCGATACTTCATGCTCCGGGGGCGGCGTCGGCAGACCTCGTCAATGAATTCTTCCCGGGCGCGCATGATGCGGTCGAAGAGTTCGCGCTGCGGCGTGTAGGTATTCACGGCGCGGAGCGTCTCGGGGCCCACACGGCCGTCCACGCGTACGCCCAGGAGGCGCTGCGGGATGCGCACACCGGGCCAGCCCGAGGCCCAGACCCAGTCTACGAGCAGCTCGGCGATCGATTGGTTTACGATGTGATCCGCCTGCCAGCGATCCCAGTAGAGCGTGCGCAGGATGTCCCACCACTCCTCGTCCGAGATGCTGCGCAGGCGCTCCACCGTGGGGCGCGGATAGCCCCGGAGGCGGCAATAGTGTTCATACGTGGCGATCGTCACGCCGCGCATCGTGGGGCCGCCCGGATCGTCCTGATCGTTAGCGAAACCGCCCTCAAAGCGCCGGATGAAGGCGCCTAATCTGTGTATATCTGCCATTTGTTGGTTGTTGAATCGTTTATTTGTTGGGTTGTTGAGGGGGAGGTTGGTGGCCATGCAAGGTGTCATCTGCCTTCTTCCGTAGAATCTCGGCGAGGTTATCCGTTCCAAGGGCTTCAATCACAGCTTGCACGATAGCCTCAGAGCGGCGGCGGGTCTTTTCGTCGGCCTTTTCGCGTACGCTGAGAATCTCGATAATGCAGAGAAAGACACTCATCAGACAGGTAATGACGGGCAACCCTACGATAGGGTGCAGCTTCATCAATACAAACAGATGCGAGAAATGCAGCATGTAGTCGATCATGGTCGCAATGACCACGGCACCCTCATAGATGACGAACTTCGTGACCGTCCGGCTGAGCGGTTTCGAGCGGATCTCTTGCCTGCTCTCTTTGGCCTTCCGTATGCCGCTGATGAGGTCTACGATGATGGCGATAAAGACGGATATGAAACACGCGGCTGCCACGGGAAACATGGCACCGGTGCCTTCAAAGAGTACTTCCATGGTTTGTTGTTGGTTTGTTTATCTGTTGAGGCGTTGGGGGCTAAAGCCCCTGTTTATGTGTTTAGTTGTTGAGGTGTTCCTTGTTAGTTGTTCGTTGTTGGGGTGTGAAATGAGGGTCGCCGCGCACCAAAAACCGTTTCGGAACCCAAAATGACCCTCGGATTACGCCAAAAACAGGATTTAAGCCCGCGGCGACCCTCGTTTTGGGCTAAAAATCGATTTGGAGCCTGCGGCGAGGGTCATTTCACGCCAAAAACAGAATTTAGGCCCGCGGCGACCCTCGTTTTGGGCTAAAAACAGGATTTAAGCCTGCGGCGAGGGTCATTTCACGCCAAAAACAGGATTTAGGTGCGCGGCGACCCTCATTTTATGGTACCCGTGTAGGGGCGTATTGAATACGCCCCCATTAGACGGCCCCCGTGGGGCCGAATAAATATATCCGCTGCCCGTCCCTGCCGGGACGTCTGTGGGGCGTATGCTGTTGCGCCCCTACACCGGGTACATGGTCATTGTTAGGTGTTGAGGCCTCCGGCCTGTTGAGTTGTTTATCTGTTGTTCGTTGGCTTGACAAGCAGTTCAACATCTCAACACCTAAACACCTAAACATCTAAACAGGGCCGTTAGGCCTCAACACATAAACGCCTATTCCTCCGGCAGGGTGATGTCCGGATTGCCGTCGCCGCCCGGCTTCTTCGGTTTCTCGCCGCCCGGCTGGGGCTGTTCGCCGGAGCTACCGCCCGGCTTCTTCGGATCCTTCGGCTGCTCGGGCTGCTTGGGTTCACCGCCGCCCGGCTTCTTGGGATCCTTGGGCTGCTTGGGGGCTTTGGGCTCCTTCGGCTGCTTGGGTTC